GTTGGTTCTGTAACCGTTTCAGCAGAAATAAATTCAGGTTGGGGTAGACAAGCTTGGAATGATAATGCTTGGGGTATTCAAGGAACTATATTACTTGATGGTCAATCAGTAACAGCATCAGTTGGATCAATATCTCCCGCTGATGTTATGGGAGTCACTGGAGTTTCTGCAACATCAAGTCTAGGAACTTCAACAATTATTGGTAGTGTAACAGTTGCATTAACAGGAGTCTCTGCAACTTCATCAGTTGGCTCATTATCTCCAGCAGATGTAATGAGTTTAACTGGACAAGCTGCTACTTCTGCGGTTGGATCAATATCTCCAGCAGATGTAATGGGAGTTACTGGAGTTTCTGCAACCTCTTCAGTTGGTGACTCGACTATAACATCAAATCCTTTAGTAGCGTTAACTGGATTATCTACGACTTCAAGTGTTGGATCAATATCTCCTGCTGACGTAATGGGATTAACAGGAGTTTCAGCAACCTCTTCTGTAGGGTCCATAAGTCCTAGTGATGTTATGGGATTAACTGGTCAATCTGCTACAGTTTCAGTCGCTACATTTGGATCTGCAACAGGTTTTGGAATTCAAGCATATCAAGCTGTTGACACAGGTTCAAATTCTTCGTATACAGATGTTGCAACTGGATCAAATACAAGTTATAGTGACGCTGCATAGGAGATAAAATATGGCATCAACATTTACGCCTTTAGGTATAGAACTTCAAGCAACCGGTGAAAATGCCGGTACATGGGGTACAAAAACTAATACAAATTTAGAATTAATTGAACAAATATCTGGTGGATTTACACAGCAATCAATCGCTGGTGGTGCACAAACTACAGCTCTTTCAGTTTCTGACGGGGCAACTGGTGCGGTTATGGCTCACAGAATGATTGAGTTTACAGGAACTATTTCTGGAAATCAAATTGTAACAATTCCAAACGATGCACAAAATTTTTATATTTTAAGAAATTCAACTTCAGGATCACACACAGTACAATTTAAATATGCAACTGGTTCAGGAGATACATTTACTTTTTCAGCAACAGACAAGGGCGATAAGATTGTTTTTGCTGCAGGAGATGATAGCACAAACCCAAATATTAAAACTCTTGCAATCGGAACTGGTATAGCAAGTGTTGCTGCTGATACATCACCACAATTAGGTGGGGATCTTGATACTAATAGTTTTAACATAGCTATTGACGATGCTCATGGAATTAATGATGAGAACGGAAACGAACAGATAATTTTTCAAACTACGGCATCTGCAGTAAATCAATTTGATGTTACAAACGCTGCAACTGGTAATGCACCTAGCATATCAGCAACAGGTGATGATTCAAACGTAGACATCGCTTTAATTCCAAAAGGAACAGGTGAAACTAAAATTGGTACGGGTGCAGCTAACGCAACTCTAACATCAAGTGGTGCACATGATTTAATTTTAGATACAAATTCAGGAACAAACTCTGGAACAATAACTATAACAGATGGAAGTAATGGAGATATTACAATAGCTCCTAATGGAACTGGTGTTGCTAAAGCTGTAGACGGCGGGGACAACACAGCTGCAATTAAAATTGCAGGTAAAGAAAGTATTTGGGTTCCAGCAGTTGCTATGTATCCTAATACTACAAATGGTTGTGCAGATCTAGCTCAAGTTGAATTATCAAATGGTCCAGAAATTAAAACTTTTGACTTTGATAAAGATTCAGATGAGTTTGCACAATTTGCTGTAGCTTTCCCTAAATCATGGAACGAAGGAACAATAACTTTTCAAGCTTTTTTTACAGCAGATTCAACAAACACAGGCACTGTTTCGTGGGGTTTATCTGGTGTTGCTATCGCCGATAATGACAGTATTAATACGGCTTTTGGTACACAAGTTGCACCAACAGCAAAAGCTCACAGTGGAACAGCAAACGATTTAAATGTCACAGCAGAAAGTGGTGCAGTAACTATTGCCGGTTCACCTAGCACAGATGAACAGGTATTCTTTCAAATATCTAGAGATGTATCAGAAGATTCTTTAACAGCTGATGCAAAACTTTTAGGTATTAAAATATTCTTTACTACTGACGCTGCTAACGACGCATAAGAGGATAGAATATGAAAAATATAGATAAAAATCTTACTATTGGTAAGAACACAAAAAACACTCAATCAAAAAAAACTAGAGGTTTTGGTTATCAGATTTTAGGTTTTGGATCCGGTGGTGGAGGTGCAAAATTTGTATCAGCCTCTGGTGGAACTGAAACAACTTCAGGTGATTTTAAAATTCACACATTTACAAGTCCTGGTACGTTTTGTGTATCTTGTGCAGGTAACCCCGGAGGTTCAAGCACGGTAGAATATTTAGTCGTTGCTGGTGGTGGCAGTGGTGGGGGGCTTACTACTGGTTGCGGTGGCGGAGGTGCTGGAGGCTTTAGAACTAATTTTCCAACATGCGCTGGAACTCCAGTATGCGTTCAAGGTTATCCAGTAACCATTGGCGGTGGTGGCGGAGGTTCTAGTGGTAGTGCAGCTCAAAATTCGCCTTTAGGTAATAATGGATCTGACTCATCAGCACTTTCAATAACTTCTAGCGGTGGTGGCAGAGGTGGTTCAAAAAACCCAGGTCTATCTGGACAACCAGGTGGTTCTGGAGGTGGTGGGTGTGGTAGAGGTATGAGTAATCCTTCAGGTTCTGGAAATTCAGGAGGTTTTAGTCCACCCGAAGGTAATCCAGGTGGTGTTGGAAATGGTCAAACTTATAGTAAAGGTGCTGGCGGAGGTGGTGCTGGTAGTAGTGCCGGTAATTCTCCAAGTGGTGCCACTAGCACTCCAGGTGGTGGTCAAGGAACACAAAACAATATAGATGGAAATAATTTTTTCTGGGCCGGTGGTGGCGGAGGTGGTTTTAGTGATACTCCTTCCCCGTCTCCCCCAGGTAATACTCAAGCTAGAACCGGAGGAGATGGCGGACAAGGCGGCGGCGGTGGTGGCGCGTGCACAGGAGGCAGTGGTCCTACCTCAAGAACTGGAGGAGCAGGAGGCATGACTTCAATCAACGGAGGAGGTGGTGGAGGCACTTCTCCTGCTCCTCAATCATTTAACGCTGGGACGCCAGGTGGTAGTGGTGGTGCAAACACGGGTGGCGGTGGCGGTGGTGCAAATACAAACAACCCTGCAAGTTCTGGTAGTGGTGGTAGTGGAGCTGTAGTTATAAGGTATAAGTTTCAATAGCATGGCACATTTTGCAAAAATAGATGATAACAACGTAGTGTTAACAATTTTAACTTTAGATAATAAAGAAATAGTTGATGCTGAGGGTGTAGAACAAGAAACATTAGGTCAGAATCATTTACAACATCATCACAATTGGCCCGCTGAAAAATGGATTCAAACTTCATATAACACAGTTAATAATGAACATAAATTAGGTGGCACACCTTTTAGAGGAAACTACGCAGGGAAAGGGTACACTTGGGATCCAGATAATCAAATATTTTGGCCACCCTCACCTCATCAAGATTGGAAAAAAAATATTTCAACAGCTCAATGGGTTGCACCCATTGCAGAACCTGCATTAACAGCAGAACAACAATCACAGAATGATGCTGATACACATTATTGGGCTTACGTTTGGAATGAAGATGCATATAAATTAGATAATACAACTGGTTGGGAATTGACAAATTTAAACGATTAATATATAAACTAATCGTGGTATGCATAAGAAAGTATTATTAACAAAGACAGAAAAATTTTTATATCATGGTGAGGTTTTGATGCCGGAGGGCTTTGAAATTAATCCTATAGAGATAGCATCTAAAATAATAGAAACTTATATTACAGGACAAAAATTAAAATTTTGTAAAGCACTGGATATGATGGAAACATATGTTAGAGAACATATAGGTGCTTATGAAAAAGTTTATTTAGAAACTTTAGATTTTTCTGGAAAAATTTATTATTCTAATCAAATTACAAAACCAGAGTTAGATACAAACGCTGATTTTACATTGTTATATGGTGTTCATGTAAATGATTGCACAATTCATATAATATATGAAGACAACAGAGAAAAACTAATTAGACACATACCTTTAACAAATAAAAAATTTATTCTTTTTCCTTCAAAGTTTTTATATTACATAACTAATGAGCAAGAAAATCATCATTTAAATATAATTCAAAAAATAACTTATATACAAAAATAAAATGATATTTAAAAATAATTATTGGTTTTTTAAATCAGCGATACCACCTAGAATCTGTGATGATATAATTAAGTTTGCTTTAGATAAAACAGAAACTACAGGAAGAATTGGATATGGCAAAAATAAATTAGATAAAGAAAAATTATTTAAATTAAAACAACAAAGAAATTCTGATGTTGTTTGGTTAGATGATCCTTGGATATATAAAGAAATACAACCTTTTGTTAAAATAGCTAATAAAAATGCAGGATGGAATTTTCAATGGGATTATCCTGAATCAATTCAATTTACAAAATATAAAAAAGGCCAATTTTATGATTGGCACTGTGATACTTCTGAACAAGAAGGTCCGAAAATTAGAAAAATATCTATGACATGTCAACTAACTGATGAATCTGAATATGAAGGAGGAGAATTAGAGTTTGACTTTAGACATTACAATCCAATTAAAAGAGACGAATTACAACACGTTGTAAGAGAAAAAGAAATTTTATCAAAAGGATCTGTAGTTTTGTTTCCTTCTTTTATTTGGCACAGAGTTAAACCAGTTCAAAAAGGCACGAGATATTCACTAGTGGTATGGTTTCGTGGAGAAAAATATAAATAATATGTTTATACTTAAAGACAAAATAAATAAAAAAGTTTGTAAAGATTTAATAAATATTTATGAAAATAGTGATTACAAAGAAATGAACAAAAACACCAAACATGCAATTATGAATCAAGTAGTTTTGTATGCAAATGATGAAAAATTAGCTCCTTTCATAAAAGAATTAATAAAAGTTAAAACTAAATACGTTAAAAAATATAAGTACATTCATATAAATCAAGAACCTTGGAATATTTTTACACATATAAAAATACAAAAATATGATCCTGGTCAGTCTTACTTTGGTTGGCATGCTGAGGCAAACGGGGAATATAATAATTTATATAGCACTAAAGATAGAATATTAGTTTTTTCTACTTTTTTAAATACTATAAAACAAGGGGGAGAAACAGAATTTTTTTATCAAAAAGAAAAAATAAAACCAGTAGAAGGCAAGACAATTATATTTCCAGCTTATTGGACACACACTCACAGAGGTAATTTAACAAAAGAAACTAAATATATAATAACAGGATGGTGGACCTATGAGCGTTAAAAATTTTTTTAGCACACCTATGTACAGTGAAAATAAACCAGAGTTTTTAAAATCACTAAATAAGGCAAGTGATAAATATATTAAAAAATCAAAGTCTAGTCCTATTAATAAAGCGTATATTAAAAAATTTGGAGATTTTGGAACTACTTATCATTCAACTCCTCTTACAAACGATAATGATTTTTTGGATTTTAAAAATTACGTTGGAGAAAAATGTTTTGATTTTTTAGATCAATATGGTTTTGATATGCAACAGTACAGATTATTTTTTACTGAAATGTGGGTTCAAGAGTTTTCTAAAAAAGGTGGAGGACACCACAATGCACATGTGCATTGGAATCAACACGTATCAGGGTTTTATTTTTTAAAATGCAGTAATGAAACATCCTATCCTGTATTTCATGAACCAAGAACTGGTGCGCGGGCCACAAAACTACATGTTAAAAAAAATGAAAATATAAATAATTATGCTGATGAGTTGGTATATTTTAAACCACAACCAGGTGATTTAGTTATATTCCCAGGTTATTTACAACATCACTTTGCTGTAGATCATGGTGTAGATCCTTTTAGATTTATACATTTTAATCTTCAAGCTATCTTAAAAGGAATGGCAAAAGACAATGTTTAAAAAAGATAAATACGCTGTAATACGTCAAGCAATATCAAAAGATTTAGCAGCTTTTATTGCAAATTATTTTTTAATGAAAAAACAAGTTTATGATACTTGTCGTAAAGAAAGGTATATCTCACCATTTGAAACTATACTTGGATGTTATGAAGAATCGAATGGACAAGTACCTAACACATATTTTTCTTACGCAGACATAGCTATGGAAACTTTATTACTTAAATGTCAACCAAAAATGGAAAAAATAACAGGATTAAAATTATATCCAGCTTATACTTATGCAAGAATATATAAAAAAGGTGATATTTTAAAAAGACACAAAGATAGATTTAGTTGTGAGATATCTACAACTATGAATCTTGGCGGTGACGATTGGCCAATATATTTAGAACCATCTGGAAAAACAAATAAAAAAGGAGTTAGAATAGATTTAAAACAAGGGGACATGTTGGTTTATTCTGGTTGTGAGTTAGAACATTGGAGAGAAAAATTTAAAGGTAAAGAGTGTGTTCAAGTTTTTTTACATTACAACAATTCTAGAACAGCTGGAGCTATAGATAATATGTTTGATAAACGTTTACATTTAGGTCTTCCATCTTGGTTTAAAAAATGATATAAAGGTTTAGATGCAATGGACACCACCACACCACTCCATTGCATCGCACTAAAGAATGATCATAGACACACATTTAGAAAGAAAAATGTTAAGAAAATATTTTTTTATAGTGGGAACTATAAAAGATATTAATGATAAATATTTTATTAAAAAAATTAATAAAGAAATATTAAAAGATAACGCTCAAAATTATGCTACAAATATTAAAGGTAAAATGACTTTTTGGGAGTCTTTTTTAAATGATACAGAGTTTAGAAAATTATTTTCACAATTTAGACACTACGTTGATTCAAATAGCATATTTAATGATAGATATTACAAATTAAAAGATGCTTGGGGATATGTGATAGGTAAAAAAGGACAAACTTTATTTCATGATCATTTACCTAATGTATGGTCTGGGGCAATTTATCTAAACGATCATAGTCAAACTTTAGATTTTCCTGAGCTAGATATATCAGTTAAACCTGAAAAAGGTAGGTTTGTTCTATTTAGTTCTTTTTTAAATCATGGTTGTAAAATAAGTAATATAAATAAATTAAAATATGGTTTAAGTTTCAATTGTGAAGATTACAATTCTGTAGATCAAATAGTAAATGTAGAGGGATTAAACAAATAAATAAGTGGTTTAAAACCTTTAAAATCTGTGATATTAGCTGTAGTACTATTGGAAAAAAGGATTTAAATGCTACAAAAAATAGGATTTCAACCAGGTATTAATAAACAAATCACACCCACAGGAGCAGAAGGTCAGTGGATAGACTGTGATAATGTTAGATTTAGATATGGCACTCCTGAAAAGATAGGTGGATGGAATCAATTAGGTGGATCTGGAGCTAATGAATTAACAGGTGCAGGTAGAGGAATGCACCATTTTATAAACAGTTTATCTAGAAAATATTCTATTATAGGTACTAACAGAATACTATATGCTTTTTCTGGAGGGGTGTTTTATGATATACATCCAATTAAATCCACAACAACATTAACAAATGCATTTACTACAACTAATGGGTCACCAACTGTTACAATAACTTTTAGCACACCTCATGGTGTTAATCCTCAAGATATAATATTATTAGATAATTTTACTACAATAACAGATTCTAATTTTGGATCATCTGATTTTGATGATAAAAAATTTATGGTAACAACTGTTCCTACAAGCACAACATTAACTATTACAATGCCTTCTAATGAATCAGGATCTGGTGCAACCACATCTGGTGGCATACGAGTTCAACATTATTTTCCAGTTGGGCCAGCTGTTCAAGCAAAAGGTTTTGGTTGGGGTTTAGGTTCTTGGGGTGGTGAGGATACATCTGCAATTACTACAACTTTAAATGGAGCATTGTTGGATGACACTGCAGGAACAGGTGGGTCAGGAACTTCTATAACTTTAACAGACGCTTCACAATTTCCAAGTTCAGGTACAAACTTCATTCAGGTTGGAAATGAAGAAATTTCTTATACGGGTGTTTCTGGAAATAATTTAACTGGTATTACAAGAGCTGTTAGAAACTCTACAAGGTCAGCACACAGTGATGGTGCAACAGTTACAAATTCATCAGACTTTGTTGCATGGGGTGAGGCAGCGTCAGGTGACTTGGTATTAGAACCAGGTATGTGGTCGTTAGATAATTTTGGTGATAAAGCAATATGTTTAATACATGATGCTGAGTGTTTTTCTTGGGACTCTAGTTTATCAAACGCAACTGAAACAAGAGCTACAATTATAACTGGTGCACCAACTGCATCAAGACATATGTTGGTATCTACACCGGATCGTCACTTGGTATTTTTTGGAACAGAAACAACAATAGGAACACCATCAACACAAGACGATATGTTTATAAGATTCTCTGATCAGGAAGATATTAATACATACACACCTACAGCAACCAATACAGCCGGTACACAAAGACTGGCCGACGGATCACAGATCAGAGGAGCCATAAGAGGTAGAGATGCAATTCTTGTTTGGACTGATACAGCATTATTTACACAACGTTTTGTTGGACAACCATTTACATTTGCGTTTGCTCAGGTTGGAACACATTGTGGACTTGTTGGACAAAACGCATGTGTTGAGGTAGACGGTGCTGCGTATTGGATGTCAGAAAATGGTTTTTTTAGATACGCTGGTAAACTAGAATCTTTACCATGTTTAGTAGAGGACTTTGTTTATGATAATATAAATTTAGACTCAGGTAATCAAATGGTATCTGCTGGATTAAATAATTTATTTGGTGAAGTTATGTGGTTCTATCCAGAGTCTAACTCTTCAGTGGTAAATAGAATGGTATCATATAATTATTTTGATTCATCACCACAAAGACCGGTGTGGACAGTTGGTAGTTTAGCAAGAACAATGTGGAGAGACTCTGCAGTATTTGGTAAACCACACGCTTTAGAGTACGATGCATCTACTGATACATCTTTTGATGTGGTTGGAAATACAGAGGGCAGAACAAGCTATTACGAACATGAGACAGGAACAGACCAAAATAGAAATGGAACTATCACTGCAATTACTGCAAATATAACATCTGGAGATTTTGATATTACAGCTCAAAGAGCTCCAACAGGACAACAGACTGGTGTTGCAACAATTAGAGGAGACGGTGAATTTATAATGAAGATAAGAAGATTTATACCTGATTTCATATCACAAACAGGAACAACTAGAGTTACATTAAATTTAAGAAATTTTCCAAATGACACGGCAGCTAGCTCATCACTAGGACCATTTGATATAACGTCTTCTACACAAAAAGTAGATACACGTGCGAGAGCAAGAGCTATAGCATTAAAAGTAGAAAACACATCAACTAGTCAAAACTGGAAGTTAGGGACTTTTAGATTAGACACACAACCAGATGGAAGGCGATAATGGCTATAAGAGATAATATATATCAAGATTTAATTATGAATCCAGAATTTATGCCTAACAGGTTACAAAATTTAGAAATGTTTCCACCTGTAGATAATGTGCCTAGTAGACTAGATACATCTTTTTCAGAAATACCAGGATTTAATTTTATTGATGCACCAATAGAAACTCCATTTATACAGAGAGCATTTAAACCTGAATTTAGACCTTTTTTAAATAACCCACGGACAGGTATTGTAGATAATTTTTTAATGCAAAAAGGTAACCCTGAAAATACTATTTTTGATAGAGCAAAGTCTGGTTTTGGCAAAGGTATTGATTTAGGGAAATCTGCTATTAGTGGCATAGCATCTTTAGTGACAGGCATACCTGGTATAGGAGCTTTGTTAGGTGCTTTTCAAGAAACACCAGAACAAAGAGCAATCAAAGAATTTTATGAAAGTCAATTTGGATTAACTGATACAGGTCAAATAGCAAGTGGTATCATGCAAGGATACAACCCTGTTTATGGGTTTGGTGGGGCAGGTTTAAATCAAGCGATTGATAAAAGAATAGCAAGAATACAAAAAACTTTACAAAAGAAAAAATCAGATACACTAAAAAAACGATTAAAAGATTTACAAGACTTAAAAAGAAAAGAAGCGGCTGCCTCTGCAGCAGCACTTGAGGCACAAAGAAGAGGAAGAAGACCTTCCGCTCCAAGTGGTGATGGAGGAGGTATAAAAGACTCGGGAGGACCAACTGGAGGATTTTCTTACGATACCGGTGGGCGAGAAGGATTTGGTTATGGTCTTAAAAAAGGAGGCCTTGCAGGTTTATTATAATGGCAAAGATAGTGCAAGTTTTAACAAGACCAAGTAGAGAATATGAAATTGAAACAGCAGAGGCACAGGTTAGGGATCTTGATGCAATAGTAGAAAAATTAAATACTACGTTTCAAGAAGAATTAAAACAGGAGGTAGAAGCACAAAACTTCTTTTTAAATTAATGGCTAATAGTTTTAAAAATAAAAAAGTAGATCTAACAACAACTGATCTTACGACATTGTATACAGTGCCAACTGCAACAACAACTGTAGTTAAATCTATATTAGTATCAAACGATGCAGGATCTAGTTGTAATATAGATATAACGTTAGTGGATGCATCTTCTAATATATTTAGTTTATTTAAAACTAAAGCAGTGGATACTAATACTACAACAGAACTTTTAACTCAACCTCTTGTGATGGAAGAGAGTGAGATACTTAAAGTACAAGCTTCTGACGCGAACGAGCTGCACGTCATAGCTTCAATATTAGAGATACAGCCACGAGAGGTGACAACATAATGATAGAACTAAAACCTAAAAAAATCATAGAAAAAATAACAAATAAGAAGACAGGTGAAGAATATAAAAATGATGAAGAATGGAAAAACAAGGGTATATCGCCAGAAGACATCAGAAGAGATGTGACTGTCGTAATGCCAAGTCTTGATTTATTAGGTAAAACAAAATAGAATAGATAAACTATGGCAATATCTAGAGCACAACAAGCAAAACAACTATTAGCATTAGGAGGACGAATAGGTCTTCAAGAAGGTGGTGGTATCATGCCTAGACTAAATCAATTAGGTAGCGGTGTATCTTCTGCAGAACAAATGTTACAAGGTATTAATCAAAGATTAGAGTCAGCTGAATCTAGTTTAAGTGGAGGTGGTGATCTTGGTGGTTTACCAGGAGCTGGTGGACCAAAAATTGATGAAGCTTTTTTTGGTAATATTAGTTCTAAACCTGTTCAACCATTACAAGGAGTTTTTAATAATGGATTTAATTTTCGTCAAGAAGGAGATATGGGGAGATACGTTGCGGATAATGATCCGGGTGGGATAATGGCAGGATATTCAAGTTATCAAGATTATTTAAACGCTGGAAATGATCCAATATCAAGACCACAAGGACCACAACCATTACTTGCAAGTAATCAATTTTCACAAGTTACCCCACCTCAAACATTGCTCGCAGCGCAACAACCAACGATCGGCATACCAGCAGCAGGTTACGCGGATGGTGGTATAGCTAGTTTACAAGATCCTAGACAAGGATATTTTTTAGGTAAACTTGTAAAGAAAGCTAAACGTGCTGTTAAAAAAATTACTAAAAGTCCTATTGGTAAAGCTGCACTTTTAGGTGGTCTTGGATATTTAGGTGCCGCTAAACTTGGTGGATTAGGTGGATTAAAAACTAAATTATTTGGATCAGCTTTACCAGGGGCTTTAGGTAGAGATGCTTTTATGGGTGCGGCTGGTAAACAAGGAAGTTTAGGTTTATTAGGTAAATTAGGTTTAACAAAAGGCGGAGGTTCTTTTGGTTTAACAAATCTTGGAAAAATCGCAGGTATAGGTGGTCTATCGGGTCTTGCAGGATTACTAGCTGCACAAGAAGCAGAGGATGAAGAAGGTATTGATATTTCAGATATCGATAGAGGTGAAGGATTAAATATTTTAGATATCGTTGCACGTGCAAGAAAAAACGATCCTGAGTTTAGATTCTTACCTGGTGCAGAGTTTACAACTGCATTTGCAGAGGGTGGTGGTGTCGGATCATTAGCCATGAACGAAGAAGGTGTTGATCAAAAATTTGTATCAGATGAGGCTGGAGCATTACCTAAAAAAGGTGGTGGTGTAACACCTAGTGATATGGGTAAATTAAAGAAAAGTGACTTTGATAGTGAAGAAGATTATCAGAGATATCTAAGACAATTAAACAAGAAAGCTGAGGGTGGACCAATAAATTTAGGAATGGATTTATATCTAATAACAAAACAAGCACTTGAAAAAGAAGGATACTCACCAGGGGAGGCACATGAAAAAGCTTTAGATGCTTCGGGTATGAGAGAGTATTTTGATAAACTACCTAAAGAAAAAGATGGCGGAAGAATAGGTAAACAAGAAGGTGGGATCATGGACCTTGGAGGCATGGAAATGGATCTTAGAGGTGGTGGATTTGTACCACTGGGAGCCAAAGAAAAGGCTGATGATGTCCCAGCAAGATTGAGTAAGAATGAGTTTGTAATGACCGCCGATGCTGTAAGAGCAGCAGGCGGAGGAAGTATTGATAAAGGTGCAGATAAGATGTATAACCTTATGAAAGATTTGGAGGCTAAAGTATAATGGCAGTAACAGAAACAAGAACGCTACCCGCACAGTTTATAGAAGATATTGGTAAAGATTATGCAAAGCAGTTAGCTGCTACAACTGCAATACCAATAGATACTTCTAAATTTGCACCACAAGTTGCTGCACAAGATGCATTACAAACACAAGCTGCAACATTAGCGGGAACAGGTGTTGGATCTTTTCAACCATTTATACAAGCTGCACAACAACAAGCAG